CATCTTGATTCTTCGTTATATAGACTTTCAGTTTTGCCATATACTTATCATATATTGCTTTCCAAACTTCTGCTCTAATATAAACCTCGCCATCAATGTTCTGCGTTTTATCTAAATCAAAGTTATTTTCATAAAAGTTAAATGCAATATCGTCAAAGCAAATCATTCCTGTATTCTTATCCTTCAATTTGCGCAGATACTTATTGAAGTTGAATACTCTAATTTCAAATTCAAATTCTTTCGGGAACAAATTGTGTTCAATCAACATTCCAACATTCTGCAAAGTCAATTTCTTCTTTGCGCCGCTTATCTCATTAATATAATCATTCATTATATCAACTCGATTACCAAATCCATCAAATGCGCCACTCTTAATCAAGTTAATCATTTGTGTCTTATTGACTTTAACCCTATTTAAGAAATCTTCAACACTTGTATACGGACGTTTCTTGATAATATCTTCAATGACATTATCCCCTACTCTGACTATTCCCTTTAAACCATATTTGATTGTGTTTGCTTCTACATTCGGCGTATACGTATATCTTGATTCATTTATATCTGGCGGCAAGACTTTGATTCCAATCTGTTGCATCTTGCCGATCGCCCTTGCAATCTTACCGTAGTTGCTAACATTCGTCTTCTTATCTTCATCTTCTTCAGATTCCTCATTATCTTCAATGATCTCCTCTGGACTCCATTCTGCTCCAGAATCAACTATTAAATTCGCTGTGTTCCAAAAGATAATCGGATAATAATACGCTAAATTCATTTCCTGCAACGCTACTACACTATATGATAGACAATGCGCGAGATTGAATGAATAACCTCTTTGCGGCGCTACGAGAACTTTCCAGATGTACTTACACAATGCTGGACTTGAACCGCGCTCTCTTACATCCTTCCAAAACTGTTCTTCAAATGCTTCATAATCTTTTGGATTCTTTTTCGCAACACTCTTTCTTAATTTGTCTGCTTGACCGAATGAATAACCAACTATTTCCTCACAACGCATTAACTGATACAAATCTTCTTGCTGCGCCGCTATCCCATTTGAATAATCGAACATCGAATGCATTAATTCACGTTCATGTTTATTCAAACCATAATTGATCATCTCTTCTTCCCAAGCTGCCGGCCGCGATTTGAAGCGTGCGAACTTCTCTAATGGACGTTCAGATTTCTTATCTGGTGGCATTAGACGAATAACTGAGTTCAATGTTGCTAAATCTTCTAATGAATGTGGCTTAGTTAATGCAATACCTTGAACACCACTTTGTTGCTCCATTTGAAACAACGCTGTGATCTTATTATTCCAAACCATTTTCCACATTTCATCTTCATCACGAACAAGATTATAAACTCCGACTACCTTCTCATATGTTTCTCTTAATGTGTTTAATCTTTCTGCATATCCATATTCACAAAGCAAATCAATACAAGTTCTAATCTTCGTCAAACCTTCTGTTGCTAATAAGTCAATCTTAATTAACGACATATCTTCTGCTTCATGTAAATCATATGCTGTCACAACATCGCCAGATGATGTCTTCATAATACCGCACGTTTCAGTTATCGGTTCTTCTGTGATGATAACTCCACCTGCATGACTTCCTAATCCACTAATTAGACCTTCAATACCTTGTGCTATTTTCCAAAGCTCAGGATAAGATTCCATTTCACTAATGAACTGTCTATTCGGTTTAATACCATTTTCCTCATCGCCATAATAAGTTTGAGTTAATGTGTACTGAATACCTCTTTCTGCCTGAACTAAACTACTTATATAACGTGCCGTATCAACATCAATATCTAATGCGCGTGCCGCCGTCAAGATCGCTGACCTTGCTTTCTCTGTTTTGAATGTCGCAACTCTTGTTACATGAGTTTCTCCATAAACATCTTGTAATGCCTTAATACACTGATTACGCCTATTACTTTGAATGTCTAAATCAATATCAAGAACACTCGCTCTATCTGGATTCATAAATCTCTGGAAGATCATCGGTGCCTTTTCTCTTGTCGGATCAATCTGCGTGATGTTCAATGCAAAACATACATAAGATGCTACTGCCGAACCACGACCTGGTGCAACTAATGAATCACCTGTTGTCCAATAGATATTTGTATAATCTGCGACTTGGAGAAAATATTTTGACCAATTTACATTCTGTTTTACACTGGAGTTCCAGATAATACTTAACTCCATATCCATTTGATCGACTTTAGACTGAATTAAATATCGCGGATCTTCTCCATCATCAGATCCTGCCATGAAGTTTTGAATACGGATCGCAAATTGATGATCTGCGGCGTCCGCACTTTCAATATATTTCTTCAACGATGGCATTTCTCTTATCATCGACTCTTGCAATTCAGGATAAGTCAATTTTTGTTCAAAATCTTTTTTCGGAAGATAAGGAATACTTAACGGTTTCAATAATGAATAATTTTCAATTTTTTCATTTATTTCATTCGTGTTATTTAAGAACTCATCAACTTTATCTGCGCTGATATGCTCATCCATTCTTTTATGAATTTCATCAACACTCATCATATATGTTGCTTCATAAAATGCATCAACTTCGCGCTCACCCTGTTTACTTTTCAAAAATGCTTTATGAATCGGACGATCATCTTTATTCGTATAATGATGATCTGTCGTGATGATACATTTCTGACCAGTTTTTTCACTTAATTGAATCAAATGTTCATTAACCCAAATCTGCTCTTTTGTTACTGCTGGCTGAAGTTCTAAATACAAATCATCTTTTCCAAAAATTTCACTCATGCGATTTATCCACGCTTCGCAAAATTCCATGGATTCTTCTTCACTAATTTTTTTGTCTAAAACTTGAAGAAGTTTATTTCCAATTTGTGAACCAAGACACGCTGTACTTCCAATGATATGACCAGGATTCTTACCTATTACATCAATAATATCGCTATAATAAGTCGGCACTCTCATTTGATAATGCTGATACATTCTATTCCAAGCTCTCTTACTTAATTCACAGAGCTGCAAATATCCAACATAATCTTTTGCTAAGAGAATGAAGTGATAGAATCTATCTTCTGCTCTATCATAATTGTCCTTATTCAATCCATTACGACAAAGATAAATCTCATTGCCGCGTATGAACTTCATATTCTTCCAAATATCATCAACTTCTCTTTTAGAATCAAGATACTTTTCGCCTTTGATGAACGAGGACAATGATTCGTGATCTGTGAACGCAACACCTTTTAATTCTAACTCATGTGCTTTCTCTAATATCTGATATGGCTTGCTAATACAATCTAATAACCTTATGTTACTTGCTTCCGTATGTCCATGAAGACTTGTATAGCTCATTAACTTACCACCTTTCTCATTATTAGTTATATTATATCACTTTTTTCTCTTTTTGTCAAGATTAGAAATCTAATTTATTATCTCTAATTGTATAGTCGGATACAAATATCTGCGGAGTCGTCTTCCCATTGTAGTAATTCAGATTGGGCGTCCCGACTATGTCTAAAGTCGCGGTCGGAAAACTGGTCAAGTGTTTCACTTCTTCAAGGCTACGTTTAAAGAACATATAGGCAATTCCGTTCTTTGTAATCTTGACGGTATCGCTTCCTTTGCCCATAATCTGAATATCAGATCGCTTAATTTTAATATCATCTATAGCAATTAAACATTCCGGGAATCCTTGTCCATAAAAGTCTTGTAACGAGTCCATATCACAGATGACTGTTTCGAGATTTGGAGCCGCAGCATCTAATTCAAAGTCAACCATCCATGTTTTGCCACCCATGTCAACGCCAGCAAGTTGCTCATTAGTCCAATCAATGAACTTATCAAGATTTTTACTCAGGATGCCCGCGCCATGAGCTAATGCATGACCGGCGACAAACTCGGTTAACCCACTTGACTCAACAAAGTCTTTAAGTGGTGGCATATCTAATGTAGCTAATCCGCGGCCAGAGCCTTTCATCTCTCCGTCACTATTTTCACGCAGGATATATACAGGTCTATTATACTTAGCTGACAGCTGGGTGGCCGCTAAACCATTCAGCTCTGGTGGAATGTTGTCGAAGGTTTCGTCCAATACGATGACGATAATTTTATTTTTCGTAAGGTCGTTCTCAATTATTTGCTTCTCACAAAGCTCTGCCATCTTAGTCTGTTCACGTTTCTGCTTAGCTTTTGCATTAGTGCATTCTCTTACACTTTCAATGGAAACATCAATCATTGTTCCCTTTGCTACGCCGCGCTTGTGACACTCTACCTGAGTATACGGCCAAGTGAAGGCTTGGAACATCCTTTTCTTTTCTTCATAACCGCCCATGCGGCACATTGAGTTAATCATTGGCACTACATAAAAAGCAATACCAGTTGGTGTTAACTTGGAGCCAAGCTGGAATGATGCGTTATCACAGAGAAGTCGCAGGAATTGATTTCTGATATTATCAAGACCGACTTTGATGATATACATATTCTCTGGAGTCGTAATGTCCATCACATCGCCAATAATCGCAACAGCAGCCTGATCTATATACTTATTTGCCGCATCGGTATCAAGAACTACGTCCATAGCACGACAGAACTGCCATACTACGCCGGCGCCGCAGAGACTTTTATTTTTGTAATAAGGTGAAGTCTGATTGTTCACAATTACCGCATTAAGTGGCGGCTGTTCCTCTGATGTACGCAAATGGTGGTCAAGTATGAGAAAATCAATATAAGGAAACTCCTTTATGTATTCATCATCATTAGTTCCTGCATCAGGCAAAATGACAAATTCATATTCATCCAATGCAACCTCATTTACGACGTCTTCCAATCCGTGCTGTTTATGTTGATGAACAAAGTAATCAAATTCCCATGACGGATAAACTTCTTGTAAATAATCAATCAGCATACTTGCACTGTTATAGCCATCGGCATCACTATCTACGACTACAAGTGTTTTCTTATTTAAATTACGCTGTACCAACGTAGTTGCTACATCCATATTGGTTAAATCAAATGGATCTTGTAAATTATCTTCAGAAGGATGTAAAAAACTCTCTACATCCTCAATGCCTCTTGCTTTAATTAAGTTTTCAACATACGGATAATCCACTTGATATTTCAGTTTAACTTTCATTTAACTTTTACTCTCCTATCTATTAATTCGTCAATTACTTCAGGATTATCAAATGGACTCTGTTTAGACTTTAACAAACGACCCGAAGTATCTACTAAATATGACATATTACAATAACAAGTATATTTTTCACACATCTTGTGTATTGCATCATAATCAAGACCTTCATCGAAGGCAACTATGATTTCATTCGGTCGGCAATATTTAGTTAATAAATAAATCTGCCAACGGTTAATTCGAGAGCCGCACGCCGCAACTACGACATTTCTATCGCCATACATTGTATAACCTTGTAGTGCGCCTTTCTCTCCTTCTGCAATAAAGACTCTCTTTTGTCTTTTAATTTCATCTGCAACAACATTTAATCCATATAAGTTATAGCTCAATGGGTGAGAATAACTAACTCCTTCTATATAAGCGGGCTTATATTTACCTTTTGCCAGATCTTCTTCTTCAAGTGCGCGACGCCTAATTCCAATTAACCGATTATGTATATCATAATGTGGTATGATAATTGCATTATTGGGAACTGAATACAAGATATTGTATCGTGACATCGCTTCATCTGAGATATTATCCTCTAACCATTCAACCGCATGATATTTAGAAAACATTTCTAATACAGTTGGAGAATACTCCGGAAGGATTACTTCTGTTGTTTTACTCTGATAGTCCTTAATGTTAAACGGACTTTTAAACTCTTCTGGATTATAGTTGTCTAAATCAACTTGAGAATGATTCATTACCCAATGAAGTATTTCATTGAAGTGTAACTCATCTTCATTCCCAATAAGTTCCCAACGTCTCTGCACTAATTGGAATATATCCATTGAATGACAATTGGAGAAACAATAGAACCGTTTTGATTCCTTATAATAACTCAAGTTCATATGTGCATCTTCTTCGCGCACATTATGACAAATTGTTGGAAACTGAATATAACTTCCTTTATCTTCAAAACGAGTTGCGCCGAGTAGTTTCATTAAATGAATGATATTATCTGGAGTCAGCGCATCTCTTAATAACTTTGCATCTATCACAGAATAACACCTCCATTCAAATTAGCTAATATCGGTGCTACTGTTTCACTTATTTCTTCATCTATTGCATAAACATTCTTCTGATAACCAATATCGACAATATCCATTCTTGAGTTCGTTACAAATAAATCCTGCTTTCTTAACGTACCAAGATTCATGTACGACCAAACACGAGTTTGCGTGTTTTCACCACCGCGCAATTTATACACATCTGTTACAATATTCGGTTGATAACCAAATTGATCTGTGATTGCTGCTAATATCTTTAATTCTTCTTTTGTCGGCCGCGCCATTACACAACCAACATCTGCCTTATTGATTACTGCTCTTGAACCTGCAATAGTTGCTTCATTTCTTATTTCTTTTGGATTATCCGCATTTGAGTTAACCTGTGTTGATGACATGATAAATATATCTAATTCAACTGCTAACTGTTTCAATGCATCTGAAAACATTAACAAAATCTCATCATTTCTGAGCGCAATTCCTCTAAATTCGCCCAATAATGATGGACTTATAAAGATGTAATCATAAAATACATAATTTATTTCATACAAACTAACCTGTTCTCTAATCAGTTGTTTGACCAAACTAATCGAAGGACTGGGTACTCTTACTACTCTAAAATTATCTTCAAATGTTTTCATCACAGATACAGATTGTGCTAATACTGCTTTCTCTGTATCATTACACAGATTCTGCTTTATCTTTGTTTCATTAATTCCACTCAAATAAGCTAATGCCATTTTCTTGACTTCATCAAAGTTCTGCTCTGTGATGATAATCATTACTTTTTCATTATAACCACTTTGCTCCCACTTTCGACTATCCCAGTTATACTTAACTGGAAACGCAAGATGACACGCATCTGCCATCATAGATCTTGTCTTACCTACACCACTCGCGGCCGACCGCAGATAAAAACGACCTGGGATCGCTCCACTTATGATATGATTGAACAACTTTCCCTGAAGCGGCAATCCTATTTCCGGATTGACTTCCAATTCTGCTAACATTTCTTCAATACCAGAATACAATGTTTGTGATTCTGATGTATCATTTAATGTGTACTTGCTTCTTACTTTTGAGAAATCTTTTTCAATACTATCTAATATATCTTGTGTTGTTGAGTTCGCAAACTGTTCATCAATTTTCTTATCATGTTCTGAGATTGGAGTTTCCACATATAAGTTACTTGTATCCATTCTCATTGTGTTCTGCAAATCTCTAATGAGATTTTCTTTTTTGAACAATGAATACAATCCATCAAATGAACTAACTGGAACACCCTCACAATCAATTAGCGCTTGCCGCCCATTACGCGCTTCATAAATACCTCTTGCAGAAGGACTATCATACATCCATTTCTCTATTTCATATGGAGTTAATTCTTTTTCTGCACCTGGCGCCAAATTCTCTATTGCCCAAAAGATATACCGATATACAGGATTTTCAAAATCTGTGGAAGTTATTTGATATTTATCAGTTTGTAATAATAATTTAGGTGTGTGCATTAACGTGCCTATTACTAATTGTTCAGTACTTTGCTGAGCCAACACACATCCTCCTTTCTTACAACTCTGGTTCCTCAGTTATTTTCCTTTTTCTATTCGTGCGCTTTGCTCCTATTTTTCTACCAGCGCCGCTCTCTATTGCTGCAAGTTTTGTGATTTCATCCATAATGCCTTTCTTTTTACTTTCTTGTTCAGACCAATATTCAATAGATTGATCATAAATATGTGGCACTATACCAATGCCAAACTCTGGCTTATATTCTTTTTGACAAATGATGAAATACCAATAACAGGTAAAGTATATACCCTTCCCTGTCTTTCCTTCTTTAATCATTTTATCAAATTGACTATTTATTTGAAAGAAGTTATAAGTTTGATGCAACTCGTTGTTAATAAGATAAAAGACAAGATCTTTATAATCTTTATCGTCTGCGCTAAAATCTTGCTTAACATACTCGTTCCAGCAATTCATATGATAATAGTAACCTTTTGATCTCTCATGCCACATTATTTCTTTCTCTTCTTCTTTCGCTACAAATCTTTTTCCGCATAATCTACATAAATAAGTTTTCTCCATATGAACACCTTCCTACGAATAGTATAGCACAATTTTTTTGAAAATGCAAATTACGGGAGAGTTTTACACCCTCCCGTAATCGTTATCATTTTTCAATAAGCTAACAGAGTTCTTTCATGTCCTCAATTAATAGTTCAAACAAGTCCTGCTTATCAGCAGTGATTTCAGAGAGTTTCATTTCATAACCGAAAATCAGTTTCACTCTTTCCATTATCTTGTCTGCGTTATTAGGATCTTTTTCAACCAGGGAAGTCCAAAGCTGTCTGGCCTCTTCGACTGTTTCTTCAAAGGGCCGCGTTTTAATGACCTCCTGTACTTGCGTCTTATCTGTTATAACTGCACCATCTTTAGCACCCTGTTTTTCAATCGCACGACCGATAGCTTCAGTTAATTCATTATAGCCGAAAGGAATCTCTGCTTCAAGATACTTAAGCCTACTGCCGGCCACGACAGTTGGTGTTTCTCTTGTTATTAAAGTCCTGCGGCTCTCGCCATTGGGCATTTGCTCAACTTTGATATAACCAATAATGTCAACTAAAGCATTTACGATATCCTGCGCTCTATCAGGGATGTTAGGTGAAACAATAAGTCTACTATTGTCTTCGTCAATCTTTTCAACTCTTGTTTTGGCATGAGTGATAAGAATCATACCATAACCAAGCATAGAGATTTGACGAAGCGCATCTGCGAACTCGTCTTTTAACAATGCATATCCTTGTCCCCAAGGAATTGCGCCAATAGTTTCTACGCCTTTCTGTGAACAAATGTATTGCTCACACAGGCCCCAAGCAATAGAAAGTGTATCAATAGTTACCGTATCAAATTTTTCGCGGACTTCCGGCTTTGCAAGCTGTTTCAATAGCGCCTTAAATGCAGGCCACTTTGGAACATCCACGGCGTAAACCCCAGGAAGGAAATTTACGCCTTTCTCAAAGCAGAAAATCAAATTCTTTGGGCATTCAGCCGCAAAAGAGGTTTTACCCGTCTTAGGCTGACCATATATCAGCAAGTATTTATTCCTTAAATCTCTTGAGATTGTCGTCGGCTGTAAGTCCAGTAAGTTCATTATAGCCATGACTGCACCTCATTAGAATCCAAGATTGACTTTAGCCTGCGAGTTTACCTTGCTTCTTTCAGTCGTACTTGCTTTACCTGCTCTATTTTTCTTTTCTTCGTTACGAGCGTTTCTTTTTTCAAGACCCTCCCTAATATCATCGGCGGTGAAAGTATCCATGATATTATCGGCGGACTTGACCGCGGAGATAACGATTTCACTAACGCGCTTAGTGCGTACTCTCTCAATCGGATCACCAATCTCAACTTCCTCATATTCAACTGTTGTAGTCGAACTGAAGTTCAGTTTTGCTGAAATGTTAATAGGATCACCATGCTTATAGGTAGCTTCGAGTGCCGCGATGTACTGAGGATTCTCAGTTACAAACGGAAGCACATCTGCCCAACCACCATACCCAAGAGTTACGCCTGTAAGGATCAGCTTACCAGTTTCAACGCCGTCCTTATCCGTCTCATGGATCATCTTATCTACGACTACTGTAACGTCAGCTTTGGCCTGGGGAACCATGTTAGCTCTAGAAATGATATTTGCAAATGAACCATTTATAACAGGGAAAGAAACGAATCTTCCATCCGGAGTATAATACTCATTCATCTGAAGCCTTGCGCCACGGATAGAAATGCAATCTGCATCTGCTTCTCCGACTGCTGCGATGGATTTACCCGATTCAAGAACTTTTGCAAGACTTGTGTAAGCGGGATTCTCATTACCAGCGTTGGTGAGTTTCTTATGGAAGAAACGGCAGGCTACATAAGACTCAACTTCCGGACCATTCTTAACTACAGGAGCGACAACCTTGACTATGATGTCGCCACGAATAACATCGCTATTATTCCATATTGCTTTCTCTAAACCAATTTCCGATATAATACCTTCAACTATTACATAATTATTCATTTCTTTACTCATTTTATTTCTCCTAATAAATTACTCAGCGATTTCTTCCTCAATTTCTACGTAATTCTTTCCTTCCTCTGTAATATGAACATAACCAACGGGCTTTTCCATACCAGGAACTTCTCTCTTCTCATATCTGACAAGAGCACCGCGGCTACCGTCTTTCTTCTCTTTCAGCGAAGTCCAAACAATAGGACCAAGCTGCTTAATTGTAAGACCAGTACCCTCAGCAATCTCAGACATGGGGATCCCGTTTCCGTTATCGTGATCTCTTACATACTCCCATACCATTCTTGATTTTTCTTTAAGCATTGCCATTATTTTACTCCTTATTTAATTTAACATAAAATTGCATCAAATAACTCTTTATTTGATAGATTTATTATATCAATAATTTCAAATAAAATCAATTTTTACTTTCTTCAAAAATTACTTTTTTATAATTTGTTTTGTTTACTTGCTCAGATGAAACGGCGACAAATGTCAGATTAGAGAGGGAAAGTTTTGTTTTCCCTTTATTCAATGCACTAATTGCCTTGCATCTAAAATGTTTTTCATTGTCAAGGAAAACAAGAAATTTAGATTCATCATCTGTAAATACGCCAATGATGGGCGTTTCATTTTTAAATACCTGTTTTGCACGTTTTGGAAAATCAGATGAACGGAATACTGTTCCATCTTCTGTTACTCCAAAATAGGGCACGCCATAAATAAGAGTTGATACGATCAATTTGTCTTTTGGTGGGTTCAGATATGCTTGCCCATTCGATGTGAAGTAAAGCAATTTGTCTGCGCTTTCATCGGTCAGATTTAAGAGCTGGGTTCGCCTTTCATCGCCGAAGCGCGCCGCAGTTTCACGTAGTGCTGACTCTATATCTTTTTTAATCAAATTCGAATCGTCTAATTTTTTCTGACATTCTGCAATAAAGTCAATGAGCTGTTCTCTTTCCTTAATGAATTTCTCTACTTCAAGGCTTGCAATTCGACTCAAGGTTAATTTGAGTATTGCTTCTGCCTGAACCATGTCGAGGTTAAATTGTTCCGTTAACCTGCGCGCCGCTTCTTTTTTATCGGCACTGGTCTTAATTAATTGCACTACTTCCTCAATAGAAGCACACGCGATGATATAACCATCAAGTATATGAACTCTATCTTCTGCTTTCTTCTTATCATACTCAATCGCACGATGAAACACTTTCATCTGATGATCTAAATAAGTTGCCATAGCTATTGGAAGTGAAAATACTTCTGGCCGGCGGCTATCGCGCAACATCGTCAGATTAATTCCATAAGTTGATTGCAAAGAAGTTTTTTTATAAAGTAATTCCAGAACTTTGTCTGGCATAGCTTTCTTATTTAAATAAATCTCAATATCAGGCTTTGCTGTACTTGCGTCATTGAACGAATCAATGCCAGAAGACTCATCTTCAACTAATTTCATTAATTCATCACAGATAGTATTTGTATAAACCGAGTAAGGAATTTCTGTTACATGAAAACAATTCTTATCACGATTATATGTGATTTTCGCTCTCAGTTTGCATCCTGGTAAAGATTGTCCAGGAATTGGATCAGCTATTAGCGCACGTTTTACTTCATTTGCATTAATCAAAATGCCGCCAGTCGCAAAGTCCGGCATTGGGACGCTATATTCTCTTCCCCAAAGCATATCAATTAATGCTTGATTCATTTCTTTCAAATTAAATTGTGGAATACTGCTTGCTACTCCAACTCCAATACCTTGTGTTCCGTTACAAATATTCCAGAAACCTACTGACGGTAAATTTTGTGGAAATTTTTCTGTATTATCATAGTTATCTCGCCATTCTTCTATTGTATCTTTTTCTAAAAAAGTAAACATAGAAGTTGCTAATTTATTCAGCCGACCCTCGACATAACGTGCGGCCGCATGATTGTCTGGAGCAGCAACGGTGCCGTAAGAACCTTGCGTATCATATAGTGGATAGCGCATGGCAAACGGTTTTGCTGCACGAATTAACATACCAAAAGTTGATGCATCTCCATGCCAGCAGAAACGAGAAGCTGAACCAATTAACTTAATGAACTTGGCTGTTTTCTTTGGAGCATAATACTTATCTGTATAATTGGCATATAGCGCCATTCGCATTGATGGCTTCAATCCATCTTCAACTGCAACTAAAGCGCGGCTCTGCGCAACGGCTGCGGCGTATCCTCCAAAATATTCCTCTATTATTTGTTCAGTTCCCATTCCTTACTCCGTTATTGTACTAAAATCGACTTTATTAAATAGATAATCACGTCTTGGTTCAATATCAGTTCCCATGAGAGATGCAAGCCGCATATTTGACGTTGCGGTCCATTCAAACCATGTTTTACTCTGTTTATTACTAAACATTGATTCCTTCATTTGTAGAGGACTGAGTTCACCAAGTCCTTTAACAAATACTACATCACCGTTTACTGCTCTCTTATTAAATTCATCTTCCGAGAAAAAGTAGTTACTCTTTCCAGCACTTACCACAATATGCGTAGGCGAGTCTAATCTAAACACTCTTTTTTCCTGCAATAGTTTCGGTGACAATGTTGCAAATAGGCTAAGGAGCAATAGAGCGATATGATTACCGTCTTTATCACTATCGCTTGCAATTCCAATTTTGCCATATCTCATTTTCCTTTCATTATAATCTCCTGGAGTTATTCCAAGTGCAGAGTAAATCAACTGCACTTCTTCATTCTCCAATACTTTGTCAAGTGGATTTGACATTGCATTTATTATCTTGCCACGGATACCGAGTAATCCGTACTTATTTGGATCACGTGCTTGCGATAAACTTCCAAGTGCGGAATCGCCCTCGCAAATCAGCAGAATACTATTTTGGCCGAGTTTTCTTGCATCTTTCAGCTTATCGGAGGCAAAAACTTTTTTCTTAATATTTCTTTCAATTTCACGATTGGAGCGGATAATTGACTGACGCGCCTTCTCAGCTGCAGCTTCAGCCTTCCCCAGCTTATCGACATAGTTCAAAACTTTTTCAAACTCTTTCGGCTGGTCGTCGGCGAAGGTGGACAACGCACGAGTAGTCAATTTTTGGCAAAGACCACGTAATTCCGGATTTGTAATTTTGCTCTTTGTTTGTCCATCATAAATCGGATTTTTCAGATTAACTGAACAACAATATAGCAATCCATTTCGTGCTACTTCCCCATTTCTGTCATATTTCTTGAAGAAATTGGTTAATGCTGTGCGGATTCCTGTAATAGGAGTGCCGCCATTAGGATTCTCTCCACCATTACTGAATAAATAAAATTGTTCTTTGCCAGTATTCCACTGTAATATAAGCTCTACGTCAATGTCATTTTCTGTTGTTTTAATATAAATTGGTTTATGAAGTGGGCTTTCTGCTTTTTCATTTACGAAGTCAAGTATGCCGTTTTTGCTGCAGAAGGTTTTAAAGCATTTATTTTCTGCATCTGAAACGATAAAAGTAATATTTTTATTGAAATATGAATATTGTTTGATTATTTCACAAATTTCATCATAATCAAAATAAATTGGCTCAGAAGCAAATACTTCTTGACTCGGCTTATATCTGATGAATGTACCACGGCGCTCGCCTGTTGCATCAAGTTTCTGACATTCTGGATATTGTGGTATTCCTTTTTCAAACCGCATAAACCATGCTGCGCCATCTCGAATTGACGTGATTTCAAACCAATCGGAAGAACAACAAGTAGCGGATGAACCTGTTCCATTCAATCCGCGCGTTTTGCCACCATATGCTTCATCATTAAACTTTGCACCCGAATGGTTTTCTGTCAGTAAGTTAATCATAATTTCTTTACTGAAATCATTCGGTCCGTGCGGCATTCCACGTCCGTAATCTCGGCAAGATGCCCAATCTTTACCTACCGTGATTTCTATTTGATTAGCATCAGGACAGACTATGGCTTCGTCCGTAGCATTGTTAACTAACTCTAAAAGGCCGGCTAGAACTCCTGTATGATCCGCCGACCCAAGATAAATACCGATTCTTGTTCTGCAAGCATCTACAAAACTTAACTGTTGAATGGAATCAGCATTATAGCTCATTTTTAACTCCTTAAATTAACACTTTTTCATTATAATTTATTATATCATTTTTCTAATAAAAAGTCAATTTTTATTTACTTAATGGTGATGGAGGTAAGATATGGATATCCAAGATATAATACAATATTGCATACATACAAGATATAACACTAATCCGAATGATCTTGCGAGTATGCTTACAGCCCTGGGCATTACTGGTGATGCCAATAAAGAAATAATTGAATATGCGATTAAAAATAGATACAATATTAATCCTAATGATTTAGCTACAATGTTAATTAATGCAGCCATTGGTCCGAATGATGAGGATGAAGAGAGTGAAGAAGAATCCTCTCCTGCTATTCTAAAATAAGCAGTAAATAATAGGAGAGCCAAATGAAAAAAGAGCCATAAGGCTCTTTTTTATTTGCAAAGATAAAGTTTATCTCTTGCTCTCGTTACACTCACATAATTAAGCCGCATATTTTCTTGTCCATGAGCAAAAAGATCACATACAATCACGTTATCAAATTCTAAGCCCTTAGCCGAATGAATTGTCAACACTTTAACTGCATTCATTTCCATTTTCTCTTGCAACTCAGCTAAATCACCTTCGGCTTGTCTAAAACTAATAGCTGGTATTTTATTTCTTTCAAGAATGTGTAGAATATCATCAACTTTCTTATTTGTTCTGCATAGAATCGCCCATTTTTTATAAGGCCCCTCACGCTTAATCACGGAAGTAATTTCCCATTGAGAAATGCGCTCTATTGTTCCTGCTTCTTCTCGCATTGGCTCAGTTGGCTCTTGCGGAACGCGCCTAATCTTCTTAATTATTGTGTTACTGAAATTTAATATGTTTCGGGCATTACGATAATTTTGAGTTAAGTTTCTGACAACATATTCTGGATTTCTTGTTAAATTCATTAACAAGTCTGGATTTGCTCCAGAGAATGTATAAATTGCTTGGCGGCAATCACCTACAATTAAAAGAGCGCGCGGCTGCACTAATTCAGTAATGAAATTAAATTGATTTGGGTTTAAATCTTGTGCTTCATCACATAGTAAATAATCCACTGGTCGTAATACTTGTGGATTCTCTTCAATTAATTCAAATAATTCATCAAACTCTTCTTCGTCCCTAATGTAAGACGTGTCAATGCCGCAAGAACCTAATAGCATATTTGCATATGAATGGACGGTCCCCATAAACATTCCTGTCTTGAAATCGTCTCCCAAACGGGCGCGCATTTCCGCTGCAGCATTATTCGTGAAAGTAAGTGCTACTATTCTATTTGGATTAACTCCATGGCGCAGTACATAGCGTAAGCGCTCTGTTAACGTATTCGTCTTACCACTGGCTGCGCAACTCATTACTACTGTATTTTCATCTAATGGTGCTTCTACTATTCTTCTTTGTTCTTCACTAAGTTCCACTTCTTGCTCCCTCAAAAAAATCAATTAATATTTCTTCTACGCACTCATTTTCTTTAATTCTTAAAAGTTTTATATTTTTTTGTTGAACATATTCATTTTTTATTCTATCTATATATTGTAATCTTTGAAAATCTTCATAACTACAATTCCAATTTTCATCATAAGCATAATGCTGACGTCCATCAAATTCTATTAAACAAAAAAGTTTATTGTCAATATATACACCAAAATCAAAATGAAGTTTCCTATTTTTATCTGATATTAAATCATCAAAACTAATTTCTCTTTTAAACTGAAAATTATTTTGTTCTAAAAAATATTTTATTTGTTCTTCACCCCAAGATTTTGTGCATCCGCATCCTTTTGAAGTCCCACTAGTTAAACTACCCCTAAAAACATCTCTTATTGTACCACATTTGGTACAAAGACAATTATAATAGTTATGTTTTTTAGGAGTTTTTTCTAATACCAGCCAATTTCCGAAGTATTGTCCTGTAATATCTTTTGGAAGAGGATATTGCTTTCTATTTTTATCAGCACATTTTCTGCATTTGCATTTTAAACTATCAGATCTTATGCTTCTTATATTATGGCATATTAAGCATTCTACAATATAGTATTTATGCTTGTTATTGCTTTTCTCTTCGTCTATTCCAATTATTTTATTAGTAGTAATTATATCGCCAATATTAAATTTACCCACGCGCACCACCTCGTGTTGCATTATAGCCTAATTCATTACTCTTATAATAGTTAATCCAATATTTCTCTCTATCATTAAGTTGATTTTTGTCACATTCCTCTAATACTTCGAAATACCAATTCTGAATGCCTCGTTCATCCATAGCATGATGTACCCTTTGGTCAGCGATAGTTTGAATTCCCAGACTACCTTTTATATGTTGAGTAAGACGGTCTTTAATATTCGCGGCTTGGCCGATATAACATTCTTCTGTTTCAATATCACTTATACGATAAATACCCGTTTTCTTATCAGATCCGACTATGCGCATCATCAACTCCTTAACGGGTGTGGCTAAATAAGTTTCATAAATAATTTTTGCTATTGCGGTTCGATTGGATAGTTTGTCTAATATCTCTCTTAAATAGCCAATATCTTTAATGTCATTTTTAGACAAGCAAACTCTATGGAAGTCAAGATTGTTTTTCTTTTCTTGCTCACGCTTGAGTGCCGCAATCGTGGCTTCCTTTTTAGCTGTTAAGTTTTTTAATTCTTCTTGTAGTGGAGTCAATTCTTCTTGAGCCTTAGTTTTTTGTTCTTCGATATTCTCTAATATCTCGACTCGTTTAGACTCCAATTCCTGAGTTAATACGTCTCTTTTAACTTGAAATTCTTCCTTTAACTGCTTTTCCGCAATTTCTCGTCCATTATTTATTAAATTATTAACTATTTCCTGTCCATCAGCAATATCTTTTAGTATTTTATGATACTGTTTATCGAGTGTACTAAGCTCAGCAATTAATGCGCTTATCTCTTTTTCTTCTTTCTGCTTTTGGTCATCTAACGTTGCGACTTCTTTATTGAGTTCAATAATACGTTTTGTCAGCTTGTGGCCAACGAAGATGAGAATCAGAATAGAAGCAATACAGATTGCAGCAATTATGCCGCTAGTCATTGTTTTACCCCTCGGTATTCTCCTGTTGATAGAGATACCATTTTGTTGTTATTTTATATTTATTTGAACAAAGGTCTGCAAATGTGTTTACTTTGTCAACGTCAGTATAGGGAATTACATAGAATGGAATGTAATGAGTAATGGCATAATGAGCTTTCCGCAAATCCATTTCTCTTGCATAATTCCATTGTTGTTTTGTTTTATGAAAATGTTGAATGTATTGATAGTGTTGCGCTCCATGCACTTCAATTAAACATTCTAATTGATTATTATAATTGAATACGGCAAAATCATACCGCAGACGTTTTCCACGGTATGACTTTAAATCCTTAAAGGTATATTCTCTCTTAAATTTTACGCCCGCATCTTTTAATATGCGATAAACTTTCGATTCATATTCACTAGCCATTCCAAACACAATCCTTCCACGATTTATCGGAGCGCCAGTTGACAATCTTGGCATGACGGAGTGTAGGAACGGTTCCACTAGTATCAATGTCCATTGCTTGGATTTCAACCACTCTTCCCTTTAGACTATCCGGATCCTCTACAATCGCGGCCCGCACTTCATCAGGGATATTGCTTATCCAACCAATCGGCATTACCTTTTTATTTTTATCAACCACTGCTATTTCAATTGCGGCCGCCCAGTTGTTAAAATAATACTTGGTTACCGCAGTTAAATCCTCGTTGTGGACTCGCGTGTTAACCGCACCGTAGATTTTTTCACCTGTGATCTCGTTCTCAAAATAAGGCCAAGATGACAGTTCAATTCCGGTATATTCGCGTGTCGGTTTCTTCCAGCGGCCAGTCAGAAAAACGTCGAGATTATCTTGAAGCTCCTTTTTCAGCTTAAGAGT